GTTGGTATGCTCACAAGAGCACCTGAGAGGATGGCCGAAATCGAAGACAGCAAGGTCTTCCACGGCAACAGTCAGGGTGTTCCACTTTACAACGTCTGAGGGACAACCACATGAACAAAGAACAAAGTGCTGCGATGGTGATCGCGGATTACGCTCTGGACATCGCCAATATGATGAAGCTGACGAATGGTCAGCTGCTATCCGCGATGTGCAGCGCATATGTTTCGACTGGATTTTCTGTGAAAGCTAAAGATGCAACCGCAGAGAGCATGCGGGATGCACTGATTGAAAATGCCGCCAAAGCCGCATCGTCGATAGTGAAGAACTGGGAAGAGATCAACGAGGCAGCGAATGAAGAAGCTTAACGCGATGGTGGACGCCCTGTCGGAAGGCAAATGGGCGGTCCGCGTGGTGGATGTCGACACCGAAGACTACACCGACATGATCATCGAAGCGGAAACCGACAAGGAAGCCGCGTTCAAAGCTATGGAGCAGTTCAATGACAAACAATGAGCATGAAGTCGCGACCCAGATCGCCACGCGACTGGGGGACATGGTCAACAACGACCAGATCAGCCCGCCCGAGGTTCTTATCGGCGCGCTGCGTGGCGCTACCGTGTTCTGGATGGGCTGCGTCAATGACGGCACCCGCGTCGAGAGCCTGAACGTGCTGCGGCAGTTCATGGGCGAAGAGATCGACAACCTCATCCGTGGCATCGCAAACGGCATGGTGCCAGCATGAAGGTCGTGTACGGCACGGGCAAGACTGCGCTGATGGTTGGCGTCGACAAGCTGGGCGATGGCTATGCGCCGTTCCTTGGGTTTGTTGAAGCCGACAACATCAAAGACATGGAGCCGAAGAACTTTGGCAAGATGGCTGTTGATGAGGTGTCGGGGGTCGTCGAGAAGTCTGGCGGCGTCATGATCTACATCGAAAACCAAGAAGCAGCCGAAACGCTGATGCGGATGCTGATGGTTGTGTTCAACAACGTCGTCGACACGCCGTGGGGCGGCACCACCGAAGCAGAGGGGGTAATGCAATGATCTGGAACCCGTGGAAAGAGATCAAGCGGCTGCGTGAAAAGCTGTCATCGTATAAAAACATCATTGATGAAGACACAAATATAATTTCTGGTCTTCGCGGGCGTTTGGAAAAAGATACCAGTATTATCAGTGATCTATACGAACACGGTCAATACATTCGATGTATATTGGAACAGATCGCCGCCGAAGAAAAACCAACCAGCAACGCCACCGTCAAGCGGATGGCAAAGATCGCGCGGGAGGCGCTTGGGGTATGATCGTCAACGGCGAAGCGCTGCTGCTGGCAGCCCCGATCAAGGACATGATGCGCGAGAAGGTACGCGGCCCGTTGACCAGTCACGGTCTGGCGGAAGCTGGGTATGACATCCGCATCAAGCAGGACATTTTGTTCATGGAAGGAGAGGTGCGTGTGGATGGAGCGTGGAGCGATGGCAACTTCGCCCTTGCCAGCGCCATCGAAGAGTTCGACATGCCTCACAACTTGGTCGGCGTAGTGCATGACAAATCGACATGGGCGCGCAAGCGCCTGTCTGTGTTCAACACCGTCATCGAACCCGGATTTTTTGGTGGACTTACCCTTGAGTTAGTTTTTCACGGTGTTGGACCACTGCACATACCAGCTGGCTCTGGTATCGCGCAGGTGATCTTCCACCAGACCGTGATGCGCGCTGCGTACGATGGAAAGTATAATGGTCAGTCAACCGACCCAACCCCTGCAATCGACGGTTGACAGCGTGATCCACATCGACATGACCAACATGCTGATGAACCTGCCAGTCTGCACCTTGGTGCGGCTGGCTAACATCTCCCTGAACACGATGGACATGCGGACGCTGGGCGAAGTCGCCTTTTCCGCTGGCATCGAACTGGACATCTCATTCAAGGATAAGACCAATGGCTAAATGGGCTATGGGAAACCCGATCTACTGCAATGTCTGTCAAGGGTTCGTTTCAAGTCCGCACATTTGCAGTGTTGAGGTGCCGCCGCTCGAAGGCCGTAAGGATGACGGTGGCAAGGCGCGCTATGACCTGATCCCGCCGGAACTTCTGGAAGCGACCGCCGCCGTCCTTACCTTTGGCGCTGCAAAATACGGCGAGCGCAACTGGGAGAAGGGCATGAATTGGGGCCGCCCGTTCGCCGCACTGATGCGCCACATGTGGGCGTGGTGGCGCGGTGAAAAGGCCGATCCTGAGACTGGCATGTCGCACCTGTGGCACGCTTCCTGCTGCATCGCCTTCCTGATCGCGTTCGAGCAGCGCAAGATCGGCGGAGATGACAGGCCATGATGACAAAAGCCCAGATCAAGGCGCTACGCTTTTATTCCGATCCAGCGCGAAAAGGCGTCCATCCAAGAGGAGTAATTCGGCGCGACGTGTATGACAAGTTGGCAGACTTGGGCATGTTGACCAATAGGGGGGCCTTTGGGATCACCGACGCTGGTCTTGCCGCTCTCGCTGAGATCGACAGGCCCTGATGACAAGGATGGCCGCGCCTGATACAATGGCGCGGCCATTACCTTGAAGGGACCAATCATGTCGGGCTTGAACCCAAACATCCGCCTGTCTGGGGCAAGCGAGCCTGACGAAATGGGCGATATGGATGTCCAGATCGAACACGCCGATGACGATCTTGGCGACATCCCAGAGGTCCGCCAAGATGGCGCGATCATGAAGATCGACCACGGCGATGGTTCCATCACGCTGTCGCTGGATGGCAAACCCATCGCCGACGCCGAAGACGTTGATGGCCAGCCTGAAGGATGGTTTGACAACCTTGCCGAGAAGATCGACGACAGCGAGCTTTCCCGCATTGCGGAAGACCTGCTGCGTGGTGTGGCTGACGACCTTGAGAGCCGCAGTGAGTGGATCGACGACCGCGCGCAGGGCATCAAGCTGCTGGGCCTCAAGATCGAACTGCCGGGCCTGCAGGGCAGCGGAGACGGCGCGCCCATCGAAGGCATGTCCAAGGTGCGGCACCCGCTTCTGCAGGAAGCCGTGCTGCGCTTCCAAGCCAACGCCCGGTCAGAGCTGCTGCCGACCGACGGCCCGGTGAAGATCAGGGACGACGCCAACGGCTCGACCACGCAGCGCGATGAAATCGCCAACGCGTTCGAAAAGGACATGAACCACTACCTGACGTCGACCGCTCGGGAATACTACCCAGACACCGACCGCATGTTGCTGCTGCTGGGGTTTGGCGGCACCTCGTTCAAGAAGGTGTTCTTCTGCCCGCTGCGGAACCGCCCGGTCAGCGACAGCGTGGATGCCGACAACCTGATCGTCAACAACAGCGCCACCGACCTTTCGACCGCCCTGCGGATCACGCACCGCGTCAACCTGAAGCCCTCCACAGTCAAGCGCCTGCAAATCCTTGGCGTCTACCGCGACATCGACCTATCAACCCCGCTGGAGGTCACGCCGGACGCCGCCGCAGAGGCCAAAGCATCGCAGCAGGGCGTGACGACTGGATCGGCCAACCCAGATGATCGCGACCGCGAAATCTACGAGATTTACTGCGAGCTGGACATCAAGGGCTTCGAACACAAGTTCAAGGGCAAGGTGACGGGTCTGGAAATCCCGTATCGCGTCACTATTGACGTGTCGTCGCGCGAAATCCTGTCGATCACCCGCAACTATGACCAACCGGAGCAGGGCATGCTGCCGGAGGCGCGTACGACGTTCGTGAAGTACACGTTCGTGCCGGGCCTTGGCTTCTACGACATCGGCCTGCTGCACATCCTCGGCAACACCACCAACGCGATCACCGCCGCATGGCGCGAGCTTCTGGACGCTGGCATGTACGCCAACTTCCCCGGCTTCCTGATCAGCGATGTCGGCGCTCGCCAGAACACCAACGTCTTCCGCGTTCCGCCGGGCGGTGGCGCGCAGGTCAAGACTGGCGGCCAGAAGATCAGCGATGCCATCATGCCGCTACCCTACAAAGAGCCGTCGCAGGCGCTGATGGGGCTAGTGGAAAACATGTCGCAGACTGGCATGCGTGTCGGTGGCACCAGCGAGCTGCAGGTGGGCGAAGGCCGCGCTGACGCCCCCGTTGGCACCACGCTGGCGATGATCGAACAGGCGACGAAAATCCTGAACGCGGTCCACAAGCGCATGCACAGCGCACAAGCCGAAGAGTTCATGCTGCTGGTGCAGTGCTTCCGCGAACATCCCGAGAGCTTCTGGGAGCGCAACCGCAAGCCGACTATCGCATGGAACGAAGAACTTTTCATGCAGGCATTGACCGACGTCGAGCTAGTTCCGCAGGCCGACCCGAACACGTCAAGCCACAGTCAGCGCGTGATGAAGATCATGGCGCTGAAACAGCTGCAAGCCGCGAACCCGCAGCTTTACGATGAAGTCGCCATCGACAAAGCCGCTTTGCGGTCTATCGGCTGGTCGAACCCCGAGCAGTTCTTGAAGCCGGAAGATCAGCGCAACCAGCCGTCCGCCGAACTGCTGAAGGGCATGGAAGACGTCAAGATCGCGCACCAGAAGGCTGACGCCGACACCATGCGCGCGCAGGCCGCGATGATCAAAGCGCAACAGCCTGCCGCTCCCGCTGGCCTCGCAGGGCCTGCAGGTCCGAACCCGCAAGAGCTGCAAATCAAGATGATGTCCGAGCAAAACAAGCAGCGCCAGATGGAGCTGTCGGCCCAGCGCGATCAGGCAAACGACGAGAACCGCGATCTGGATCGGCAGAAAGACCTGCAGCTGGAGCAAATGCGGATGGATCGCGACGACATGAACGATGCGGTCCGCATGCAGCACGAACGTGATATGCAGGCCCAGCAGCACGCACAGGATGCCATCAAGCTGGCGGCCCAAATCCAGAGCCAGCACAAACTGGCAAAAGTGGAGAAACGTAAATGACAGACAAGGCGATCAGGGCCGCAAGGCTGACGGCGGCGCGGTCGATGCCGCACTGGCCGCAACACGCCGCTTCACCAAGAACGGCATCGGTGCTACATTGGCGCTAAAATCCAAGGGGAAATGACATGGCAGACATCAATCGCGCACTGGATTTGGTGTCGAAGTACCAAGACCCGCCGAATGCCAAGCTGGACCGCGTCAACTGGCGGCCCTTGAAGGACGTTCATGAAGAACTGGAAGGGCTGCCTGAAATTCCGGGTCATGTCCACGAGTTCGGCGATTTCATGCACAAGATGGCAGCCAAAGCCGCCGGGCCGGGCCTGTCGTCGCGCGATCTGATCAAGGCCTATGCGATCACCCGCTCCAGCATCCGGCGCAAAGAACGCAACACCGATCTGGTGCGCCAGAACGGACTGGTGCTGCCGTCATCGGTTGGCAAGATGATCCGGCCCGAAGGTGCTATGGCAGAATGGCTCAAGTCCCCGATGGGTCAGCGCTATCTGGACGCCGCCGAGGATGGCCGAGTGGATCAAGAGGCTGTGGCGCATGCCCAGCAGGTGATGAAGCCGTTTGGCTTCGAGACCGAAAATCAAGCGCTACCGTGGGCAGTGACCCATTTGTCCGGCAAACATGAACTGGTGTCCAATCTGGTGAAGGCTGGCCTTTCTGGTGACAGTCCTGTCAAGCCGTGGCGCGACTTCGCCACCAACCTGCACGGCATCAAGGACGCCAAAGCTGGTTTCATCGGCTCCATGCTGGGCCGTGGCGACCTACCGACGCTTGACGCTCGTCAGGTGATCCTGAACACTGGCATGCCAACCAAGGCCGTTGGCAGCAAGCTCAGTGGCACGGCTGGTGCCCCTGCAGTGGATCGTCTTGCAGCCCGTCAAGTTGCTATGAACCCCAAGCTGGACCCCGGCATGGAGCCTTTCCGGCAGCACCTGACCCACCATGCGGTCTGGGATAAGGCGGAGAACGCCACCACCACCCACAAAGACCTGATCGACGCCATGCAGCATGCCGCCACTGGCGGGCGCATAGGCAAGCAGGGCGGCGGCTCCATGAGCGGTGGTGAGGATATGCACCAGATGCTGCTTCACGCGATTGCGGCTATGGGTGAAGGACATGGTCTGGACGAGATCACGCACCCCGATCTGGTTAAACATCTCCGCACTGGGTCGACGCAGGACATCGTGCGCCGGGCACTGGAGATCGCAGAGAAAGGTGGATCATACAAGCGCACGGGTGCTGGCCTGCTGCAGCAGAACCCGGAGCTTTTGCGCACCGCCCCAGCGCTTTCGGCCATGAAGAACACCAAGAAGAGCGGCCACCTGATCACGCCGCTGTCCGAGATGGAGGCCGAGTACGCACCCAAAGGCAACCTTGAACCGTGGAAAGAGTTCGACGTCGAGAAGGCAAACCGCGAAAAGGCCACGCTGGTCCCGCTGGTGGGCGACAATACCCCGGCAAACGCTGTCCTGCGCAGCGTCATGGGTGTGCCGACTGGTGATGTGAACCAGCAAGGTGGCGGCGACTACATCCGGTCTGAGTTTGCAGGCGGCGAGAACCCATCGGGGTGGCGCAACCGCCTTGGGGCCGCCAAGACCGCCATGAAGCGCATCAAGGAATATGGCAAGGAAGGCCCAGTCATCGGCCTGCATATGGCAATGGGTCTTGGTTCAGCTGACAGCTCGCACATGCTGCTGCATTCGGCCATCAATCAGATCAACCATCTGCCGATCAAAAGCGCTGACATCGAGAAGTTCGATGACGAAATGCGCCAAAAGTTCCCGCAGTCGAAGGATTTTCCAAAGCCTTGGCCGGGCATCAAGAACACCGCAGCTGTCCATGATTTCTTCTACAACACCGGGAACCCGAAAAAACCTTACAGACCCGGCACCCATGTCTCCAAGTTCGTGCAGAATTTGGACAGCGTACGTTGGCGCACCGCAGGTTTCCCCGACATCGGGGCGCTTCGCTTTGCCAACGCAGCACCGGAGCTGTTTGGCACCCCGCAGCTTTCCACCGGGTATTCGTCGACCGAGCTTGACCCGGAGGGCAAGATCATCATGAACCGGGAAGACTTGGCACATGGCACATACGAGGCTGGCCTGCCGCACAAGGGTTACACTGGTGGTTTTCGCGCGCCCGTACAGGCAGAGAAAATCTGGACGCAAGCTCGCTCCGAGATGCCGGAGAAGGTCAAGGGCAAGGTCGTCGACTATCAGTCTCCGGGAGGCAAGACGCTGTTCCAGCAGAAGCTGATGACCGCCATGCCCGGCCAGAAGATGAACAACCAGATCGCAGATGAAATACAGATGGCAGCCGAAAGGGATCAGCACTTCCTTGGCCGCAAGTCTGGCGGTCGTGTCCAGCCCACTGATGCCCAGAAAGAGGCCGGAAACTACAAAAAAGACCACATCAGCTTCCAAGGGCTGCCAATCAGCGTTGAGACCCGCAAGGGCCAGACCCGCAGCGGCACTGGGCCGGACGGTCACAAGTGGTCGGTCAAGTTGCCGTACGATTACGGCTACATCAAGCGCACTGAGGGCGCGGATGGTGACCATGTCGACGTCTGCATCGGTCCAGATCACCAGTCCGACCATGTCTTCGTGGTGGATCAGCATGACCACCGCGATGGCAAGTTCGATGAGCACAAGGTGATGCTGGGGTATC